AGCGCAGTTGCCGTGAGTCCTGTTTTGATTTCAGTGAGCGCATCCTTTAGGCCACCGAGGGCGCCCATAGCATCCGCCAAACCTGCTAAGGCCTGTAATTGTTGTATGTTTTTTAGTGTATCCTTATCCTCGACTCCCAATAGTTGCATGGTAGATACCACTCCCTGAACACCTCGGGTAGCCAATTCACCTGCACGGGCAAATGCTTTTCCGAAATTTTCCACGGCGCTCCCTGCGGTTGCTTGAATCACTGCCTTTGTATCCTGCATCCTGTCTCTCAATTCCCCTGCCCTCGTTGCCAGTGCTTGGAATCTCGGGTCCGCCTCATCCATGTTCATCATCTCCTGAGTCAATTTTCTTAACTCGGCTTTGAGATTGGTTACGGCGCCCTCATAGTTACCTACATTCCTGTAGTTATCCCCCACAACTTTGTCAAGGGATTTGAGTTGTTTATCCATTTTTTGAGCCTCCGCAGTGGTCTCAAAGTATTGTTGGGATAGATTGTTGTATTCGGCGCTATTTCGTTTGCCTGATTGCTCCAATTTGAGTAACTCGGCGCCTAATTGCTTTGACTCGTTTTTCAGGTCTCTCGCTTTCTTTTCTAATTGCTTGTATGCGTTGCCCTCATTCTCAGCAATCTTAGCGAGTTTGGCCTGTTCCTGAGCCTGTTTTTTTGCAGCCTGTTCCTGAGCCTGTCTCGCTTTGAGTTGAGCCTGTTCAGTTTTCAATCTTTGCTGCGCTATTTTTTCCTTTTCCTGCTCGGCCTTTGCGATTTGTTGGTCGGCCTGTGCTTTCATTTTTTCAATCTTAACCGATTCGGTCATTAATTGATTGGCCTGTTTCGTAGCGTTGATAAACTCGTTTACTGATTTTGTCGAGTCAAATTTCGCACCCCCGAGTGATGATTTCATGGATTGAGCGATACCCTTAAACTCGGCATCGAGTTGATTCAGTTGCTCAATAGTTTTTTGTGCTGATTGGCGTATCCCCTCAAAAATATCCTCTTTGTCAAATAGGTCGCTGCTACTTATTTTCTTGGCCATTTTGCATTTTGTTAATTCGTTTATATTCGTCTAATAGCGTAAAGTATTCCCCTGCGCTTATCTCCTTTGCCCGTATAAAATACCCTACAAATTTTGACAAGTGTACCAATGTTTGCTCAATCGACATTCCGTGGCCGCTATTGCTTAACATTATTTTGAGATTTTCTTCCTCTATCTCTAACAAAGTTAGTGAGAATTTGTCTTTTTTGATGATATATTCGAGTTCAATATCCGCTTTCTTTTTCAGGACCTTGAGTAATTCGATGTATTGTTTGTTCAGTCCATACCTTTGCAGGTATTTATCATATATTTTTTCCCATGCAAGTGCATCATTTTGCTCATCACCTGTGCCATCAATTCGGGTATGCGTTAAATCACCCTCGAGGCATCTCATCCAATTATACAACGGCAGGTCATCAACTGATTGATAATACCCTGATGATTTCGTGTCGGTATTTTTCGGCGATTTCCTTGGTGACCTTTTCCAAATTTTCCTCAGTAAGGCCGATAATGTTTTCGCCATACTTGTAAAATAAATTGTCCTGTTCGCCTTGTTGATTTGTTTTGATTGGGTCCGCATCTATCTCAATATAATTTTTGTAAATGTAAATAATCATCGATTTGTAAAACTCCCCAGTGTCTCTCAACGTGTACGGAGTCCCTGCGACTTTTTCAGGATTCATCATCTCGGTCCACTCCGAATAATACCCGATTATGTCACCATCCGAGTCGATGCCTTTTTCAAAAAGTTGGTCGTTTCGGATGAGGTCGAGAATGTAATTTTTGAAATCAGGGTCGCTAAAAGTTTGGCGCCAAAATATTTCCTCCGTGAGTAGGTTTACCTTGCGTAATTGGGTCCCTAAAATCGTGTCCATGAGTGATGCCATGCTCAAAGATAGTCATTTTTTTTGCCCCTCGGAAACCCTATGCCACATAGCGAAACGCGTTTCTCCAAATTTTAATACTTGGATATAGCAAAAGGGGTAAAGTCGCTTAAATCGCACGAAATAGGCCTCAAATCGCATTTGCCATTTTGGCTATTTTTTCAGTTTTTAGCCTGATTTTATGCCGTATTTTTTCAGTTTTTACCCTGATTTTATGTCGCAAATACCTCCTAAATTGGCGACAAAATTTACAAAAAAAGGGGAGCAAATCGCCCCCCTTTCGGTAGTAGATTGAGTTCAAAAATTACACCGCAGTGAAAGTCAATGAACCTGTGAAACCTGCTTTTGTCACACTCAAAGTGTATGAGTCACCTGTAACCAATGCCGACAATAAAATGTACGTTCCATCGGTAGGCTCACTTACCGCAGTGATTGTAAATGGTGCAGCGTTGGTATTGTCATACAAATCGAAATCGGCTAATACCGCCCCTTTGAATTTCAACGGATTCAATGCAGTTCCGTAGTCAAATGTCGCATCAACTTGGATGGATGTATTTGCTACCTGAACAGGATTGATTAGATTCACGTCAAGTAAACCTTTCAAGTCATTGAAATTTTGAGATGCCTCATCCGCAGTAATCATCCACAAAGTTGACTCGTCAAAATAACGATTCCAATCAAATCCTAACATGATTTTTTGGATAGTTGAATCAGTCGCAAACATCAATTTAGGGTCCCATGATTGGTTATCCACAGGGATTGGGTACAAGTAGTTGCCTACCTTGCTACCAATTAATGACCCGTTGATGTCTACCACGTAGATACCAAAATCAACACATCGACCGCTTGACAATTTACCTAAAAATTGAGGGGTAGAATCATACGCCCACAACTCACCTGTAAATGAGCGCTTTCCTTGACGTAGGTAAGCCATACGCCCTGAATTTGCCTCCTCGAAAATCGTATCCGCTTTTGGTAATTCAACGTTTTCAAACGTTGGTAACGGGTACCATCTTTGAGATTCATCCGTCTCGTTGATTAAGTTTGCCCATACAGGTAAAGCCGCTTGTAAATCGATTCGATTATACGCACCTGCGTTGTCCTGTAAAGGGACTAAAATTAATTTGCTTGTCACTGATTGCAGTGGTAAGCAATTCGGTCTCCCAGTGTTTGATAGACCCATATCGCAATTACATCCTATTGCCATTTTTTCTAAGTTTTTTAAAGTAAATAAATTTTGTTAACATATACAATTCGCCTTGTATTTCACTAACCTGATACGCAATTCAACCCCACTCAAATTGGCATCAAGGATGTTCGCAAACATCCCATCTCGTTGCTCAGTTCCAAATCGGCTAAAGGTTATCAATTCGTAGTCATCATATCGAACAAATCGCGCATCATTCTCCACGCTATTCAGGAACTCATAGCATAATTTTTCCATCGGATACATGACCTTTTCCCTATGGTCCGCAGTGTAAAATTGGGCGGCATTGGTTTCATCTAAGAAAAACACTCGTATATCAGCCTCAAAATCGTATGAACTTTCCATCCCAAATTTTCTCATCCTGATTACCTCCAATAACCACACTAATGGTAATTTGGCGCTCAGGTTATTTCCTGCGATGGTCCACTCTCGATTTGTGGCTAATTGGGTCCCTGTAATCCAAAACGGCTCGGGTAGTGTTATCACCCCCTCAAGGTCATTTTGATTTGTTGGGTCCAATGGGAGCCATGTGATGTACTCATCATACACGATGGTAACGATTCGATACAAATCACCATTGGAATCCTCCACGATTTGTCCGACTCTCATCCATTTGGTATTACAAATGTCGGTCCGATTATTCACCACATCGTACACGCCATACACCGAGTTATCGATGGATGTACAAATCCCTTTGATGATATTTGATACCTCGTTTGTCATATCCAATATGCCATTAGTTTCTCCCTCCCGTTATACTGAGTGATGTCCCCTACACCCACATAATCAAGTTCAAACGTACAGGCGCCGTCTCCATCATTCAGGATTCCGAATGTATCCCCGACCTTGTATCCTGTACCCTGATTATTTAACTGCACCAATATGAAATCCACCTCACCATTCAGGATGTTTGCCACCATGAATGTCGCATCCTGATTCCCTGCATCTATGGTCAAAGTATCCCCTACCTGATAGTTGATGCCTCCATCAAAAATCGTCATGGATAGGACCCCACCTGCGCCATCATCCTGTATATTTACGATACATCCACTACCTGCGCCGCCAGTGGTAGGGATTTGAGTTCCCGTGGTGTATCCCGTTCCTGCAGTGAGTAACGTTTGCCCCACGATTTCACCTATCCCCTGAGCCGTGTATATGATTTTTAAACCTGACCCTGTGATGATTTGAGTCGCCGTGTCGATGGTCAAAGTTGCATCGTCATTTCCATCTAAAATGGTAACGATGTCGCCTACCTTGTACCCATCCCCTCCGTTCACTATTGTGATGGTATTCACGCCGCCTGAGCCGTCATCAGTGTAGTCGATAATCATACCTGTACCTGACCCACCTGAAACCGACACGCCGTTGTTTGATGCGTATCCTGTACCTGCTGAGTTTACACTCGCAGTCAGTACGAATCCTGACAAAGGAGTCGGAGTCACATTGGATGCGCCCGTGTATCCTGTTCCTGCGTTTGTGATGGTGATTTCGCCGTCAATGGCTTGGCCTAATGGCATATCATTCCAATGCAGGAAAATGTAGTCACGAATCGCAGTAAAGGTCTTAATGGCCGTATTGTATCGCGTATACATCAACGTGGTTAATGTAGTGGTTTGCTTGGATAGTTCGCTCCGTGCGATGGTGTTCCCAAAGGGAGTCATCATGTTCATCAGGTCCTTTGAATACTCAAAGTAAATGAATCCGATTAGCATCTCCTTGATACCATCCGAAACCAACATCCTGTAGAGATACACATCCTCCGCAAATGGATTGAATAAAAAAGTAAAGTTAGGCGATTTGGGTACGTACTGACCGCCCACAAGGTGTAGGTCGTTGTAAAATTCCGTGTACAAGGTCGCCCCGAAAAGTTCCCTCAGGTACGTAGGCTCATATTTGTCTATGTATGCCTGTAGTTTGTTTGCATCGTATATACCCGTATGCAGTTCGTATTTACCCGTAAAATCGCCTATACTTACTATCATTTTTTACCCTTTAGATTTGCTATTCCTTTGCGCATAAAGATTTTCAGCAATTCGCCAGTGACCCTCCAAATGGTACCCTTAGGCATAGTCGGATTCACACCCGTTGCGATTGCCTCATACTCTTTTTTGTCATCGATTTCCACCTCGATTGAGAATCTATCCTCGGTCTTTTCCACGTGGATGTCGACTCGTTTTGAATCTAAATCCGCAGTGAATCCGTCCTCGGTTTTTTTGATTTCCAAATCAACATTTGGGGTATCAATTATGACGTCTACATTTTTCGCTTTTCGACCACGTTTTTTGATTTCCTGTGCCATGTGAGTGAGATTAAATTTGTATTTCAGTTAGTATTATAATGCAGCGATTGCAGTTGTAAAGTCACCTGTTACGAAAGCGGTCACATCGTTTTGCTTAACGAATGAACACAAACGTGCCTCAGCCAAGATTGAAACCATGTTCCGAGCGAAATCGTCACCCTCATATCCTACCTGAATGTTTACACCCTCGCGTACACGTACGTTGAATTTTGTAAAGTCACCAACAAGGAAATTATCTGCAGCGATGTTCGTGGATGAAATGATTACCAATCCGCTTAACTGCATGTTAGGCGCCATGCCTACTGCAAAGTTTGGATATGTGTACTCACCTGTAGTGGTTTTTGTCATCTCAATTCGAGCCACATCATCAGGATGTAAAACGATATGAGTTGGGGTAAAGTTAGCGCCCTCAATTTGAGCCTTAGCCACTCGTAATACATCGATTACCGATGGATTCGTAACTGCACCTGCGAATATACCTGCGGCCCATGGAGTCGCTTGGTTGATAACTCCGTCAATGTTGTTACCTGCGCCGTTTCCGTTCAATAATTGGTCATCCATATTTTGCTCGATTGACAACATCAAATCGTTGTTGATTTCAGCCTGAACAAATGAAAGGTCACCTAACATCTCTTTGGAAACTTTGATGAATCCTGCTACCTTTTTAACGGCTACGGATACCTCAGTGTATTGTACTTGTCCGTTCGCTTTTGTACCTGCCTCATTGATGAATCCTGTAGTGGATTGAGTATCCTGAGCGATATAAGTCACGAATTTGCTTGACGTAGTACCCACGTTTGAAATCTCCATGATTCGGCGGATAGGTCGAGCGATTTTGTTTACCCCTGCCTCTAAAGTTGTTAGGGCATAAGTTCCCGTATAGTCACCAGTGATGGTAGTGTCGGTTTTCACATCCATGTTGAATTTGTTTCCTTTTTCGATTGAGTCAAGGATTTCAGCATGTTTTGCAGCCACCTCCATACGGATAGCCTGAGAAATGTTTGCAGCAACTTTCTCATTAGATTTTTTTGCAGTTTCTTTTACTGCCTCGAGGTTAGCCTCGAATTTTGCGATAGCGCTCTCGATTGCTGCGCTTTTTTCCTCAAGTGAGTTTAATTTGCTTAACTCGCTTTTGATTGAGTTGATGTCCTCGGATGTAGCCATCCCTTTTGTTTTTTCAGCAAATAGTCCGTTCAATTTTTCGACTACCTGCTCAGGTGTTAAATTTTCCACGTTATTATGTGTTAAAGTTATGCAATTACTTGTTGGTGAATTGCTTGACCACTAAACCCCAATCGAACTCGATTGATGGCTCTTTTTTTTCCAAGTGTTCGGATTTATCGAACGGCTCGGATGTAGAGAGTATCATGAATTGATTTTGGAGCCATTTTAAGCGCATCTCAAGGGCGTAACCCCTCTCGTCAGTGTATTCCCCTGTCGTGAGTGATTTGATGACGTTCTCGATGCTCTTTGATACCTCGATGAGTTTCGCCTGTTTATCCTCGGCCGATTTGACCTCCACCACGGGAGTCATCTCATTGGCTCCGAATGTCACTGCGGACCCCTCGAAAAGTTTGACCTCAGTAATGTCGTAGTACCCTCCTGATGGGAGCGATTTGTCCTCGACAAATTTGATTTTATCCTGAATGTATTGAAATCCGATTGAATGCTCTCGGATGATTCCCATTTTGTAGTCCTCCCATGCATCATTTGCGATGCTTGAATTACCCATTTGACCCACGCCAAAAAGACCAAATTCATCCTCCTGTAAAGTGAGCCATTTGCCAATCGGTTGCTGCCAATCGTGGTGACGTAAAAAGGCTATTTTTCGATTGCTCGTTGAGTTCACTCCGCGCTCCATGAGCGATTTGCTGAATGCTCCACGGCGAATCACATCGGAATCCGAATCGATATTGTCGAATTTTGATAGGTAGACCGCTACCTGTCGCTTTTCCGAGTCCATGTCTTTGATGACATCAAACGATTTGGTATTGTATAGATTTCCTTTCATAGTGTAAAGTTAATTATTCCCGTTGATTTGTTGCACAGGTTGTGTTATCATTTGTTGGGCGATATTGGCCTCGTATCCGTAGTAATTCACCAACGTTGCGATGGCCACATCACGTGATATTTGACCTGCTCCCACCGCAGTGTTGAGGCTGATGATTCCATCGAGTCCACCAATGGTCCCCCTGAGTTGAGTTTGTGCGTTGATAAGTCCCTCCGCCTGTGCTTGGGATTTGTCGATAGCCTCCAAAGTGATGCCAAATTCATCAGCATATTGTTGCTTGGAAATCACCCCATCTCTCAGCATGATTGAATACGCCTCGACTTTTGTCTTGACCACTTGTTGAGATGCCACCTCATCATCCTGCATGATTGGTAGATGTGAGAAATCAGCCTCCAAATAGTACCCCTGTTCATGGAGTCCCCACTGCCTCATCATGGAGTCATACATCGATTGAGTTTCAGGGATGATTGTATCCGTGTAAATCATTCGGATGGAGTCCCTCACGTTTGAGAATGTCGCCCCATCCACGGATGAGAATATGTTTGCGTTTAAGCCGTATGCATCAAACAGGGCCAATTTATCCGCAGTCAGTTCCTCAAACAACATCAGGTCCTTGGTAGGGTAACTCATTGGGGTCCAATTTACCTTTGCCTCGGTGATGATTAATTCATCCTTTTGGCGCTTGTACCAATCCCTTTGGATTTGAGTTTTTTCCTCAGGAGTCATTGGGATGGTCCCTGCCATATCCGAGTTTTCAGCGCTCAGGATTCCGATGGCTCCGATGTTTTCAAGTAACACATTCCGTTTGTGGTATTGTGCCTTGATATTGGATAGCGGATAGCGCAGGGTCTCGATACGGCTCACAGGCTTGATGATATTCATCCCATCATCCGTGGTGAAATACAACATATCCTCCCAAAGGATGTCCTCGAGGTCCCCTGTATCGTACTTAAATGTGAACTTATCGACCATATCCTCAGCATCCATTTGCTTGAGTTTTTTGCCGCTGAGATTCATTCGGACCTTATCCGCAGGTAATGGCACGATTAAGTTCCTGATTCCTGCGGTGCGATTTGGCGCATACGCAAATGCGTTGTTATACAAACCATCCTGTACGCTGATTGAGTATACCACATCGGCCCATGATTGGATTGCATTTGGATGGTCGATTAGGTCGAGTAGCCAGTGTTTCTCAACTATCTCACCCTTGTCGTTAAATAGCCTCGGGTGATTTGATGACATCATTTGCGCTCTCTTATCGATTACCGCCCTGAGTTCAGGGATTTCGATGTATAGCCGCCATGCATCATTTACGTCAATCCATACGGCCTCCTTTTTGCCCCAAATTTGAGATTGATTGAACGGCATCAGGGTACGCATCTCATCGATATATCGACCCATCGGATTAAAGTTGACACCGAAAAACGACTGCCAAAAGTTGATTAAATCCATAGTGTAGTTTTCATTGTGTAAAGTTATTAAACATTTTTGAATAATGACTGCATAAAAATTGATAGACCTGCTAAACAATCAGGGGCATCATCGTGTTTATTTTTCCCCTCCTTTGAGTATGACAATACGTTTTGAACAAACAGGATTCCTTGAGGGTCATGCTCTCGTTTGACGAATGTGAGGCGATTTTGGATGTATACCGACTGCATAATGATTCGGGTCATTTTGTTCACCTGATTGGCTACCTGTAGGATTTTACATTGGGTCAGTCCCTGTAGTTGACGGGCAAACATCGCACCCATGGAATTTGATTCGACCCTGCAGTATTTCACATCCCATTTGTTCAGGAGTTGAGCGCACATCGGGAGGGTCACATCCGTGTTGTCCTTGGTGAATACATAGTCCAAAATGTAAACAGAATTGTTTACCAATCCTGCGACTGCCATGGCCGTAAAATCAGCGCCTTGGTCCGCCACATCGATGTACGCGATGGCCCCGTCTAATGGCCTGTTTTTAATCAGTTCATTGAACTCATCCTCGCTGATGTATTTGAGTTCGTTGAATAGGCGCCCTTTGATGTCGACAGGTTGCTGCATGTACTCGGCCTCCCATATCTCAGGTGATGTCTTTTTCCTTTTCTCGAGAAACTCATCCGTACTCATCACGGCCTCGCAAAACGATTTCCCATCGCCAGTGAGCGCAGGGACTACGATTGATTTGTCGTATGATTTTTCCTCCATGTTACGGCCTATCACATCGTTGAGGCTCCATCGAGTTCCGATGTCGACCCGAGCGCATCCCGTCTCAAATCGTGAGTCGTGTGTCGATTGTTTCCACTGATGGATTCGGTCATTAATCGTATCACTGAGGGCATCCTCGATACCTCGGTAAAGGTCATCGGTGATGGCTACCTTTGTGGCCCCAAAACCAATGATGGTACCCCCTACACCTGCCCCGAAATACGATACCTGTCGAGCCGTGTTTGTGTTCCATCCCTGTAGATTCTTTTTGTCATCGGATAGGCGCACCTCGGTGAATACCTGTTTGTACTTGGTCGACTGAATTACGGCCCTCACATCGTATGAAAATTTGACGTACAGGGTCGCAGTACATGTGTTTCTCATGATTGATTCAGTCGGATTCCTACCGATTACCCATGCGCAAAACAGGGATGTGATGTAGGATTTTCCTGCCCTTGGTGGCATCGATACGGATAGCGATTTAATTTGACCTCTCTCGATTTCCTCCATGGCATCAGCGACCTCCTTGAGAAACGGGCGCTCAGTGAAAAACTGCGTATCCATGTAGAGACAAAACTGCCATAGTGACCGCCTTGCGAGTTCCCTGCGCATCAGTTCCCTGAGGAAATCCTTGTCCCTTTGTGATACCTTATTCATTACCCAATAGGTCCATGAGTTCGTGAGTAGATAGGCCACTGAAATCAGGCGTTTTGATGGTAGTTTCGACCTCCTGTTTTTCAACGTATCCTCGTTTTTTCCCTTTGGTTTTCAGGAAAAATATGATACATGCCGTGTTCCCGTTGAGTATCTCCTGATGGAGTTTGCTCTCAGCCAAATCGAGCGCCATCCCCTCGATGTTTTCGATGGCCCTCCTGTAGTCATCATCCTCCCTCAAATATCGGTAGTGAGTATCCCGAGAGATTCCCACGCTACGACACGCCGTGGTAACGATGCCGAGTGATTTCTCCATGGCCTCAATCATTTTTAACTTTTGGACCGCCATGCTTTGGCGTTGTGTTGTTTTTTTAGTGTCTCCTTTTGTAAGAGAGACCCCCTCATTTTCCTGTGATTTTGTTGCTTTCATTTTGATGCTTATTGTGTATCGCGATTCTCGATATATGTTTCGTTATAGTATTTTTCTGCCGTTGAATATGGTTTATCTCTTAATAAAAATGATGTGTTATAAGCCTTAATTATGTTCTCTCTCTCCATCTCTTTGGCCTGTCTCAGTACGATGTAGCAATCCAATTTGTCATCGGGCATGTTCAATAGTTGGTCGAATAGCCATTCAACTGCTGATTGTCTCATATCATGATTTTACTTGAGTCAACGTATTTGTGGGTCCGTTCCTTTTCCCTGACTACCTTGATGCGTAGTATACGACCTCCGATTGGTTTGGGAGGCGCTCCCCTTTCAATGTGCCATCCGACCGCTCCATCTCCGTACTCCTCCTTGTATGTACCTGTAATCATCATATGTATTGGTCTTAGGTAGGTTTCGTACCCTGTTTTGGAGTTGTGTTTGGTTGTTTCTCGCATATCATTACGGGATGAGTTCTCATGGATATGGCCCATAGTAAATACATCCATGTCCTCGTACATTTCAAGCGCTCTCGTTAGGTTTAGGGCGCCCTTTGTAACGATTCCACCTCCCCCACTGCCGTGCATATACTTGACCTTGGTACTGACTATGACATTTGTGTGATAGGTTTGGCGTATTATGAGCCATCCCCCGTATCCTCCTGTTTGTACCGATGTGCCACATTTGAGATTCAGGAGGTCAACGAATCTTTGCAGGATGTCGGTCTCCTGATATTTTATCACCCCTGTTTCGTGGTTTCCGTATCCGATGAGTTTGATTATATCCGCGTATGGAGTAAACCACTCGACTGCGGTTTCCACGATTGAATCGAGATACCTCGCATTATTGTGTTCGGGCCTAATGTCCGATTTGTTGCGGCGATTATCTCCGCGCCCCTGCATCAGGCAAAAAAAGTCCCCATTTACTACTACGGGGATGTTATGCTCCTTAAAATGGTCCAAATGTTTTTTGAGTAGGTCCCAATCGCAGTGGGGATTGTCCCAGTGTAAGTCACTCAACATGGCGATTTGAACATCACTCCCATTGATTGTGAGTTCGTGTACGTTCCTTTGGTGTCGAATTATATTCATTTTGTACGTTTTAAGGTTGTTTTGTATTCAAAGGTATAGGTTTCTATCACATCGCGTATGAAAATGCGTTAAAATCGCTCCTATACGCTATTTTTTATGATTATCAAGTAAATAAAATGACTAATTTTTTACACGAGCCATATCATCGTTGAAATCATAGGGCATATCAGTCAATGTGCTATCCTTGGTGACTATGGTATGTTTGAGACCATACTCCGAGATGAGTCCATCATGTTTACCGCCGTATGAGGCCGTGAGGGTCAAGTTTGACGGGATGGATGAGATTCGATTCACCCAATAGTTGATTGATTTGGTGTAGGCCCACATTTCGACCTCAGGATTTTCCCTCGCGATTTCGAGCCACATGTCAAAATATGCTTGACTGAAAAAATCACCCGAGGCATGAATACGAATCGCCTTGACCCCTTTCGGTAAGGTCGGTTTATTGCCATTTTTGACCCATTCAAAATTTGCCCATCGATGATTTCGGACCGCAGGAAATCGCTCGGGAGCCGATGCATAGCACCGATATTTTGTCGACTTATTTTCAAATTTTCCTGTCTCTCGATTCACCTTGACAAGGCACTCAAGTGCAAAGGGACAGGTGTGACCAGTGGGCAAATTCCACTCATAAACGACCCCTGAATAATACCTCGAATTTTTGACAAATTTCATGTGTTTTTGGTTTGATTGTTTATTTTTAGATTAAATTTTTACCCCCTCGCAATCCCTATGCTGCATAGCGAAACGCACATCTCCTTTTTTTAATATGCTGATATAGGAAAAGGGTCAAAGTGTCTTAAATCGCTTAAAAATGGCCTTAAAATCGATTTCGCTTTTTTCATAATTTTAGGTTTTTTGGGGTCATTTTTTGGCTCATTTTTTACTCCGAAATGAACGCTTTTAGAGGGTAAAATACGAGTGAATTTCGGTACCCTCCATCATGGGTCGGGACTATCGGTGTGACCCCGTGAACATTTTTCCAAGCAGGATAAACCAACATCGAATTGTCACAGGAATCGATGGTCGCTCCGTAATCAGGTATGGTCGTATTTCCACCCGTTGCGTTTTGTTTTTTTGCGATAATTACATTAACACATCCGATGATATTTTTTGCATCCCGATGAAATGGAGCCGATATGTTAAAGTTTGAAATCGAGGATGTCCACAGGTTTCCGAATCTCCATTCCTCGGGTACTTGCTTTTGAATAATCTCGTATTGGTGATGCCATACGTTAGGGGTGATTAGCCTGATGATTTTCTCACTCTCATTGGCCAACATCAACATGGCCTTGATAAAAGTTTGAGCGCTCTTGACCTGATGTACCTGACTGATGGTTGGGTACGGCCTCCTTACCAATGGATTTGGGGGTATACCGCCAATGATTGTACTATATTGTGAACATCCCCTACCCTCGGCCATTATTTGCTTAGGACTTTTACCCTCCTCCACTGCTTTCCTGACCACATCAGGCCTATCCATAGTTTTTTTCGGTACTCTTTTACTCCTGAACTCAATATCACATATATTGGCGAGTTTTGCCGCTCTATCCGAGTATTTGGATATATCCCTGATATAAAATCCTATCGGGACCCCATCCTCGTAGAAAATCGTGTCCTCGGTGATGTTCGGCTCAATGTGTCCGCATTTCTCGCCTAATTTAACGTTATGGGGTATTTTGATTAGGTCAACTCGTTTCATATCTTATCTTTTTCCTCCTTTAGTTTTTCTATCAAAAATCCTCCGAGATATAGGTCTTGAGACCTCCAAAATTTTACGAGTTCAGTGGCCTCATCATAATGCTCAAACTCAAACTCGATTTGAATCGCTTTTTTAATTCCGCCTGTAAGTGCATCGAGTTTATCATCCAAATCCTCATCATCCAAAATGGAGTAGTCCTCGGTATCCATGAACTTTGGTATATCCATGCCCCAATCAGTGAGTAGGTCCTCATCCCATGTGTTCGCTAAGTCATCCCAGTCCCAATCACCAAAGCCTACATTATCCTTTATTAGAAACTCGTTTTTTTGTTCCTCGGTCCATTCATCCGCGATGATTACAGGAATGTCCTCAAAATTTAACTCTTTGAGCGCTTTTAAGCGCATATTACCCCCAAGGACTACGAATTTACCATCCGAGTCGGTAAAAACGATTAGAGGGCGTTTATTTAGCATGTCAGGGAACTCCTGAATGCTTTTGACTAACTTTTTGAACTTAAAATCCTTGATGGTCCGTGGATTCCTCGGATTCGGTTTGATTTGGTTGATTTTTACTATTTGCATTTTGATTGTTTACGTATATGTATTCGCACATGGCGTATGCCTGAGCCACGTTTGATGCAGTTCCCTCACTCATGACAAATGGGATGCATCGACCAATGAAATCCTCCTGAGATTCGGTTTGATTTGGCGTAGGCATTAAAAAAATGATGAGATGATGAGATAAAGTCCTATCGATATACCGAAAATCACCACGCGAATGAGTGAATGCGCCTGTGCTTTGCTATCGAACATCCATTCACCTATCGTGTGTATTTTGGCCAATGGAAAGGCAATCGTAATGACCCTATCCAAAAAATACATGCTCAAAAAAAACGGGAGCGCTAAAATCGTTAACGCTATTTTCATTTTACGGCTCATTGGTTTGATTGGTTTAATATGATTTTTGTTTCGTGGATGGATTCGACCTCCACGCGATTGTACATGAGAAATTTGGCAAACGTCTCAATGCTCCTGTTTGCGATTTCGGATTTGTAATAAATGACCGATTTTCCGACCCCATACGCATCACTGAACGCCAGTGCATGTCGATTCACACCAAGTACATCAGCGAGTTTATAAATCATTCGCTGAGTAGGAAATCCGTTCTCATATTCTCGAGTCATCACTACAAATATAGTATAATTGTAATAAATTGAAATTTTAAGCAAAAAAAAAGGGGCCACATGGACCCCTCTCGGTTAAACGTTAAAACTGAGCCAAATATCGGCCGATTTTTTCAAGGGTCCCCGAATGGAGTCCCTTTGCCTCATCACCTGAATACAGGTAGAGCCAAAGTTGATTTTGGTGTACCCCTGCCTGTTTGCTGAAATAATTGAGAGTTACATCGTATCGCTCCATGTGTTTCAGGATTTTTTCCCTAATGATTTGGTTGATGTTTGCTAATTCCTTGGTAGTCATAATCTAAAATGGTAAATCATCATCCATACTATCCCCCATTGGTCTACGTTCAGGTGTCTCAGTTTTTTCCGATACATACGGCTCACTGATTGATACGCTGAAATACTTGATTCCTTTTTCGGACTCTCTGAGCCACAGGGCCACATCTAACTCCTGTCCGTTTACGTTAATGCCCCCTTTGTAATCGGGATGCGTTTGAGCGGTTTTTTTGTCGTTTTTGAAAATCGCTCCTTTGTTTGGTTTGTTTTGCATATTACTGAATTAAAAAGATTACTATAAAACTGCCTATCATGTAGCCGATGGATAGCGCTAAGGCCATGTGAATGCGCTCCATCCAATTTTTGGACTCAATCATGTACCCTGCAAAAGGTAACGATAAAAATGGCCCTATCCCTGCGAAAAACAACATGCCTATGATATTTTTTTCCGCCACGTAGGTGATGTAAAACGTGCTACCCACCTCGAGTATAAGGGCGCTCAGTCCGATGATTAGATATTTTTTCATATCCCAATATATGACAGGTCCATATTTTCCTCGGATTTCAAGGCTTTGATTGTATCCACGCTCATCAGGTCATCGTATTCGCTGAGGCCACGTTCAATCCACTGCCTGAACTTTTCCTGTTTGCGTTTTTGGGCGATTTCCTTTCGGGCGCTTTCATTCGCCACGTACATGTAAATCGTGTACCATGATGAGTTGATTTGAAATTGACCTGCCTCAAATACCAATCCCTCATCCGCGATTTGCGAGATGGTCGCGGTTAGTGTTTGATGGCTCATTCCCAGTGCATCCCTCATTTCGTAAATGGATGTACCTGCTATCCCCGAATCCTGAACATATTTCAGGACCCGAGTGATGTTTGATTTTACGGCTCCGATTCGTATTTGTTCGAGCCATGTTTCTACTTTTGCTTTCATATCATTTTCATTTAGTTAATGGGGTAAAAATTACCCCTTATTCTTTATTGATTTGTTAAAGGTTTCGTTGTAGTATTGTTCTCCATCATCTTTTATTTCATCACAATTTGGGTCATAATAATATGCATCCATCATCTGCTCTTTCTCCATCTCTTTGGCTTGCTTTAAAACATTAGATAATTCATTAAGCATTTGATAAACTGATATATTACCTTTTGTTTTTTTTATTTCTAATCGCATTGCTTCTTCAGCATACCACTCTACTGCTGTTTGTTGTTTTTCTGTTTTCATTGTTCTTGTTGTTTATTGTTTAATTTGGTTTAATTAATTACTATTTCGTACTCGTTTAATATATCAAAAAATCGGTTTTGCATTGATTCAACGGCCTTGTACTCGGACTCGTTTAATTCGCCGTATTTCAGGGCGTTTCGCAGTTCCTTTTTGATGTCCCAAAGTGCATTATACATCTCATTCGCTTTGACTGAGTTCCTGTATTCGTACTCATCCTCGGGTAGGTTAAATTCAATTATTACTTTCATCTCTCTCGTTTTTTGGTTTACAACTTGTATACACATTCACTCCAATCACTCCGCACTCCTGATTTGGGCAATCCAAAATTGACACGATGCCCTCCTCATCTAAAAAATACTCATCAAAATCGGCATCGCTTTGCCATATTAACTCGCTTTCGCAGTTGTAACATTTCATATCCGTTGATTTAAGTTGGTTAAATACTCGTCATAAATTTTACGGGCCTCCTCGACCCTGCGCTGAATGTCCTCGATTACTGCCTCGTTTCGTTCTATCCTAAAAATCCTTATGCGTTTTTCCTCAGGTATGGAGTCAAATACAAGTTGATTTTGCGCCTTTTCCTCTCCGATTTCCAACATCTCATCAAATGATTTTCCGTGGTATGCAGGTAACGGATGCAGGTTGTATGCAATTTTTTCCGCCTCCTTGTATACCATGTGCGATGGAGCCGATGTCAAGGTATAAATCAGGTACGAGAATTTGTACCCACTCAACCACATGTATGTTTGCAGTTGGTGATAGTAATCCATATTTGTGACCCCATCATTAAACCAAGGAAAAGTTGTCCCATCCCATGAATTTTTTACATCGATTAGATACCCGTTATCAAGTACATCAGGCTCACCCGTCACCCATTGATTTGTGAGACGTTTTTTCGGCTTTTGCAGGTCGATTTCCCATCCTGTTACCCGTTTAATCATCTCAAGTGATTCGGCCTCGTTTATGATGCCCTTTTCGATGTGTTTTGATGTCACATGTTTGTTGATTCCGAACTCATTAAACAGGACCGCATCCTGAATACATTTAAGGGCCGTTTGTCCCCAATCCTCCTTACCTCTACCCTTTGTCATGAGCGCCCCAACTTGAGACGCCCTGACTAACCAATTTTGACCACTCATATCGATGCGATTGTGTCGATTTGACTTGATGTGAGCGCATATTTCGATTTGGCCTCATCTACCGAAATTGTACCTCCGTTGATGGCTCCGCATAACCGAATGAACTCCGCATCATTCAATGACCTTTTGGATGTCGTTTTGATTTGCTCACCTGATGCATCCGTGTCCTTGTCAGTCACTATCCCCAAAATCGATGAGATGGAATACCTGCGCAAATAACTAATCGCCGACCCGAGGACCTGAAAATCATTCATACCCTTTAGGACCACTCCCTCAGGGATGTCGATGCTCGATTCGAGGGTCTCGCCAGTGTCGATGTGAAAAACAATCGTACGGACTTTGTTCCCATCCAATGGCTGAGAGAATCCCAATCGGTATTTGGCCAATATCGGATTGATTATGTTCAGGATAGTCGGTAGGTCCGCGTAGGTGTACCCGTACCCTTTTGTTTGTTGCGCTATTACAGGGCATTCCTGCTGAAATCCTGCAATGGCTTGTTTGATGTTTGTCGGAGCCGTTTGCTCGATAAATGGCACCGCCACCTCGCGCATAGGGTCATGCTCCTGTACCCTCTCTACTTGTTGCTTTGTTCTACTCATGATTATGAATTAATTAATTATTACAAATTTAACTTTTTTTCGTTAATGCTCTACATTTTACCCTATATTTTGTATAGATTTCGAGCAATTCATCCCGTGTAAATTTACGGGTCTCATTTGACTGCGAATCGAGTCGGTCGAGTTCGTCAGGTCCGATGCGTTGTGTGATGTTTTTCCTATACTCCAATAGGTTTCCGTGTAAGTCACGATTACAACGTACGCACTGCCCGTGTACATTCGACTCGTCAAATCGTAGCGCCCAATGGTTATTTGCATTGTAAAAATGCCCTGCATCAAATTTTCTCCCTGCCAGTGAGGTACCGCAGGATACACATCCCTGATTCTCATCCCTAAGGCGTATGAACTGATTGAAAATCACCTGAGCCTTTTTGACCCAATCCTGAATCGTCATAAGGTCGTTTTTTATTGTTTTGAACCTTTTACGCTGATTTTTGGCCTCATTTGCTTTGATTTGCCGTAGTTTCTCGAGTGCCTCTAGGTATTTGCACTCCTGACCCCAACAAACGCGCTCTAATCGGCTAAAACGAGGCTCAAATTCATTTTTGCATATCTTACACCGCTTCATAATGTGATTTTTTCCATCAAAGATGCGTTTTTTTGCCTTAACTCCCTCACCTCGGCCTCGAGTTTGATGGTAGCCAAATGATTTGCGCTGAGGGTCCGTTCAAGGATTCCCCATTCATCGCGGACCAATCGGATAAACTCACACGCCTCGAGTGAAATCCTTTGCGCCTCGGTCATGGATTTTATCAGGTCCTTTCGGTTTGGATGATTTTCCTCAATTTCCTCCTTACTCATTTTGATGCGATGGAATAAAAAATCCGTTTGCATTTGGATTCTCAACATGTACAATTCTCTATCCATGATTAAAATTTGAATGTGTTTAGTGTTTGTCTTTTTGGCCTGTACGTTGCCAGTGCATCTATCCCCTGAATTACAAATCCGAGGCCCTTATTGAACTCGCACAAAATTGGCTCATTCAATCGATTGATGGCGCCCCCTGTTTCCGTGTCCTTGATTTTTTCGGCGCTGAACATGGTGTAGTATTTCATCGATTCATGTTTGATTAATCGGTGAATAATGAACATATCGTCACACCTGTTCAAAAACGCCTTGCCTCCCTCAATATGGTCCTTGAGGGGCGGTTTGAGATGCCCTTTCCAATCTCCATCCGTGTACAGGTTTCCTCCCCTCCCTGATTCCGATGTCGGATGCGTATTGATGTAGATGGTTTTTCCCGTGCGATTACAAAAATCACGGGCCATATTCAAAAATCGGTAGTTACCCTCATACGTCATATCGCGGTCCAATCCTGTAAATGGGTCGATGAGACAGGCATCCGCCTCCGACTCCGAAAAAACTCTCAGGAGCGCATCAGGTTTGTACAGGAGTTTATTGTCAACGAACTCGAAAAACTGCTCGATGTAAATTGATGTCGATATGATTTCCTGTTCGGTCAAATCGGTGAACTTTACACCCCGATACATTTGAATCATATCCCTAAGAATTTGCCCCTTGGAATTTTCTCCCATCCACAAAATGAACTTGAGGTCATGTGCTATGGCCAGTGTCAAAAAGTACCATGTAATAAAGTACGATTTTCCCACGTTATCATGACCGAGAATGATGTTCATTTGTGAGCGCTTGAATCGGATGTGTTCATCGATTGCACATCCTATCCCGAGGCCCTGTTTTATACGCCCGTTTTTGACATCCAAAAGATAGTCAGTGACGTCACCTGCTTTTTGAATCATTGATTTGTTTCATTACGTTGTTATACAAATCATCCGATGTATCCTGAGTCGTTTGTTTGGGTCCTGAGAATTTGTTTTGATTCCGTTCCCATGTGTTCAGGCGCCTCGCCATGTCGAATACCTTTTCCATCTCAAATCGCATCCTGTCGGACTTGAGTGATTTTTCGGTCCAATAGAGATAAAAATCATTACACATCGCTTTGTTTTCAGGAGTCACAAATTTGGAAAGTTCATCTATAAATATATTCTTTCTTTCTTTATATTCTTTAGATGAATTTTTTTGCGATTTTTCTGCTATTTTTTCTCGATTTTTTGGCGATTTCACATTTGCCTCAATCCCTTGGTAGTCCTCGTAATTAGCGATTTTTATACGAGTCGCTATTTTTTCATTGATTATGACCACCATTCCATCCGCCTCAAGTAGGCCCAAAAATGACCTCGCCTTGGTATACGAGCAATTCCATCTACGTGCCAAGGTTTGATAACTGCGCAGGATTTCACCTCGCTCCACGGCAAATAATTGATTATTGATTACGCACCTGCTCGGCTCGTAATTAGCCATGCCAATCAAGTCAATCCATGCCTTAAAATACCACGGGTCATCAAATACCCAATGGTTAAAAATCCGCCTATCTAATTTGATAAAACTCATGACATTTTTGATTTGTGAATGAATACTATTCGGTCCTTTTCGTACCTGATTTTAGCGCCCTTTCGGACAGGCATGTGTACGTGATAATTATAATCGGCTTTTTTGAAATTTGTGGCCCTTGATTGTACCCCTTTTTGCAGGTAGTGACTAATGTCCTTTAGCACGTATTCAAGATACACAAAATCATTCAGGTCGATTTCCACCTCAATTTTGATTCGTGTCCTCATCCGTAACGATTTTGAATGTCATCACCTCGCCAGTGCCACGATGTTTTTTTGTCTCGATGATTACATCGATTTGCTTGTCATCCCAATAGATGATTGTACCGAATTTACGGCCGTTTCTTTTACATTCTTGAGTATCCTTATCGAATGTGAACTTGTTTGGTTGCTTGGTTTGTTTCATGTCGTTTTGCTTTACAAATTAATAAATAGAGGCCCACATTAAATGAGCCTCCTTTGTCGTGAGTGAATGATTGGCGCTCCCACCATGCCACCATATCCCCAAGGGTCATGTGACTTGATTTTCCGTGTTTATATGCCGTTGGCATCGTTGTACAATTCATCGCTTATGTATTTGATTAGATTTAATATCGTTGAGCCGTTAAAATATGGGATGGGTAAAATTCCGAATTTTTCATGAACTATCTTGACCAAAGATACATTTATCGGATGATATTCGTATCCTGATTCAACCACATATCCGCCCTCGGAAATTTCGACCCACTCCCGATGGAGGTCATATTCAAATTGGATGCTGATTCCCCCCTGTTCATCCACCGCCTCCAAATTGCACAATCTCACATCGATTGATAATACATCCATCTCGTTATACGCATAATCTCGCTTTTCCATGACTTTCTCGGTGTTAGTTAGTAGATTCCATCTAAATCGGGTCCAACGTCTCCCTGAGAGCCTGAAATCGCCTCCTGTGACTCCTCGGCTTTTGACCGCTCAATCTCCTCAGCGTATTTGATTTCGTTATTTACCTCATCGATGGCCGATTGTAGGTTGTTCCTGAGTCCTTTTCCGAGGTTATAACCATCTAAATGGATACTCTCCAAATGTATCTCGTTATTGTACCTGATGCTGAACTCGGCCGAGTCATAATCGATGGGGTCATAATCCTCAATGCAGTCGACTAAGTTGTCAAGGAAATGCTCGACCCATTCATCAGGGATGTGAGCGCGATTCATGGTAGGCTCAGGCATCTCGATGCTTTGCAGGATTTTAATCACATCCTGAGGGGTGAATAATGATGCCGTCAATGGTGACGGATTTGAGGCGATTTCAGTCATCACCTCGATTGCTTTGGTTAACGTGTATTTTTCCATTTTGATTTTGTTTTTGTATGCGTTACGGATGCGCATCCCCCTGTTTAATTAATGTTTGGTTTTAATCTCCTAAAAAATATACTTAATGTTTTTATGTGCTTTGAGTAGCATCCTGACCGCCACAACTTGGCATCGGAGCGCCTCTAATTTATCGAATTTCCCCTCATCTAATTGCTCCCTGTATCCAATGATGTCAAAATGCATGTCATTGTGATGAATCGTGGTAAATTCCAATAAGTGATATTTGATGCTATTGTACTCCTTGATGAGTTCCTCCATTTCGTGTTTAATTGAGTCCATAAGATTAAAAATTTAAGATTAAGTAAGTGATTAAATTGTAGGCCCCTGCTCCAAGGATGACAAGGCCCAAAAAGTCGCGTATCGCTTTGATAAATTCCTGTTTCATGTTGCTTTGATTAAAAAAATGTGCGTTATGGATGCGCACCCCCCGTGTTATTAAAATTCCCAATCGTAATGATAATTACACACCCCGAAAATGATATTGATTTTTTTGTACTGAGTTTTGATTTTGCTCACCCCATCAAGTAATCGCAAACATCCGTTCTCATCCCATAGTTGACTTTCAATAGGCTCTATAAATTTATCAAATCGTTGTCCTGATTCCTGATATTTTTTATACCACACATCATCAAATACAATATCCTGAATCACCTCTCTCCATGCTCCCTGACGATATACCAAATTTCGGGTGTATCCTGATGGACTATGCTCCCACGACTGATGGCCCATTTGTAAGTTTTCACCGACTCCAATCGTGGTATAATCCTCGATTACGATTTTTTTGCAGTCCTTGGATACCTCGACTACCTTGGCCACATGTCTATCCGAGTAGAGGCAAATCGTGGCCCATTCTCCGACCACTGGGATAGTTGAATTATTGCTCATTAGAAAATTAAATACTGAGCCTGAGTTTTTGAGTTTTAATGTTTGTTTCATGATTCCTGATTTTTTATGGTTATTAATTATTTGCTTAAAAGGTTGTTTAACTTGATTCGTAATTGGATGGCTTGATTTGAGTTCCATCCGTGTTTTGCCGTTGCCTCAGCATGTTGCATTTTTGTTTTTTCGATTCTTACTGCTTTTTTCATTTTTCAAAATTTAAGTGGTTATACTATATAAAACAAAAAAGGGGTGAATCTCTCGACCCACCCCCTGAATTTTGTTTTGCTTAATGTTCACCCTTTGTCACCGATGTAGGCTCCCGAAATGGGCATGTACAATCGGTGTGAACTTGTTTCCGTGATTTCAATGAACGCTCCCTCTCACCCCACCGCCACAATCACCCCCCTCAACCATCGACCCACAAATATATGTTATAATAAATTTAATTTCCAAACACTATTTTCAATTATTTTTGATTTTGCCTCGGAATCCCCTATAAACATAGGCGAAAATTTTTTGAAATTTTTTTTTGAGGGTATAAATGGCCCAGTGTGTAAGATGGTCGCTCGGAAACCCTAGCCCACATAGCAAAACGCACATCTCCAATTTTTAATGGTGTTACCTATGCGAAGGGGTAAAGTGCGTTAAATCGCCTTAAAATGGCCTTAAATCAAATCGTACATTTTTGAATTTCGGCAAAAATAGGGGCAAAAAAAAGAGGTCGGACAAAGCAGAAACCGACCCCTTTTTAACCAAATTTTGAAAAGATACGAGGGTAAAATTAGTAAATTAAAACTCCTTTAGCAAACAATATGAGACCGATTTTCCACTTTGCATCGAAAAATATTTCATCAATACAACGTATTTTTGGGTGTCATTTATGACCTGACATCCTGCACTCCACCCCTCAATTTTCTCCCTGATGGTCGTGTTTGTCATGTCATAAGTGTTCGCATGGAGGTTAATTCCAAAGTATCCTGAGACCTCTTTTCCGAGTTCCTCCGACTTGACATCGCCGTCACCATCCCTGAAAATTGTCACAGGCGCCCCAATTTGTACAAGGGCATTCATGCGTTTTTTGTGCTTACCATACCTCCAAATGTTGTGATGCCACATGTCACTTTTGAGTATTGCGGCCCCCATTGGATTGTATGATTTGTATCCTCCGCGCAGGATTGATGATGCAGGATTTGTGGTACCAGTGACCATCATCAAAAACTGCTCACCTTTGTAAAGGTATATTTTATCATCAAACTCATCAGGTAGGTCCGCTTTTGACCTCACTCCGATGAGCCATAGTGACTCAGGTATCCCCTTAAATGTTGGTAGTGATTTTACCCTGTCGAGTAGTTCCTTATCCGTGTATTTTCGTACCATCTTTTTTGTTCTTTTTTCGCCTGTTTAATATACTGATTATTACGATTATGAGAGAAACGATTGTAATATATACAGGAGCCATGTCATGGCCTTTGAGGTCATCGCTAATCTTATCGTAGCGATGTAGGACCTCCTCAACCAACGTACTATCGTTGACCTTTGAAATGTCTTTTTCAACATATACAAAAATCGTGTCATGAATGGTGTCCCTATTTTCCATATTTATTCCTTAACCATGTGATGAAAATCTCGTACAGGTCCCCGATGAGTTCATCAAGTACATCCGTAAACTCATTGGCCACCCACCCTATGCAGAATGAAATCAAAACTATCACCTTCGGATTCACATCCGCATAAAAGTAGGCCACCAATCCTGTGACCGAATAGGTCAAAATACCTGCTATCAACATCGACAAAATGATGGTAGTCACGCGAAATTTACGCTTGATACCTTTCAACATGGCTCCGACCATACCGACCCCCATGGATATGAAATCCAAAAACTGCTCCATGCCTTTCATTACCTTGGAATGTTTGTACCTGTGTTCATGTATAACCAAATCACGAAATCATCAAAGGATACGTATTCACTATTGATTTGGAATGAATTGTCTATCCAAATATCCTGACCATCAGGAGCCTCGCTCATCATTTTTGCGCGAATGTTTATTCGCTTGTATGGTGAATCACATGTAATAGCCACGCCAGTGTTCATGATTTCATTTGATGTCAAATCCTTGTATCCGATAAACGATGTTTTATGTACAGGGAAATCAAACTGCCCTGTGTAGTTTCTTTGTCCTGATTCGATGTCTATCCATCCTGTCGTAATTACGTTGTAATTACCTTTTTGCTCTACGTTGATAAAGTTTTGTGTCATGGTTTGTGTTTTAGTAGTATGTACGTTTGGTTTTGAATTTGTCGGATACCTTACATTTTAGGGATGCTTTTCGGCTGAAATCTTTGTAATCAATCTCAGGCGATTCCTCCACGATGACAGGTAAATCGTTGTATCTATATGAATGGTTATGTGCGTTGTAATCACTGATAAAAAGTTGGTTTTCACTCAGCAAATATATCTCGGTAATTGGTTTAATGATACACTCATCCAATGGGTCCGTGATGATTTCATACGAGTATAGATTCTCTCTAATGACCCGTTTCATCTCGCGGTTGCCATAAATGATGTTGTCGATTTCGGTATTTGGTTGACGATTTCCAATGTACCCGTAAAATCTCATATCGGATACCACATCGGCCCCCGTGAAATCGATTCCATCGGCCTCCTGAATGCCGTTAAATACGGCCCTGATTCGCGCCGTGCTAATCGCATTTTGGATGGTATATGGTTTCAATTTGAAATTACCTACGTTGATGGTCCCGATGATTCCTGAGATATTGAAATCGATGGAAAAATTGTAGCATCCTGACCCATCCTGTAAAAGTACCTGATGCCAATCAATGGTCGAATAAAATGCGTTTGTCTCATTCGGAAAAGGTACAGGAGTCGGTACGTAGTTAGTCGGATTCCCATCCTTTGTCAATTTGAATGTACACGTATCTAATGCATCGCTTAATTTGACCCATCCGCTCGATTTGTCGCTCTCCCATGATTCCCCTGCCGATGCGAGTACTAATTGCTCACAACAACAATCTTTTAGGCCCCTGTCAGGCTCAACAAAATCCTGAGGGATTGAAATCGATTTGAATGACCACTGCATCCTATCCTCTCGACCGCACTCATTCGGGCAATCAACACCCATCGTGTCGATGGTCAAGGCTCCGACCAACATATCCCACGGGAAACCTGCCAAAACACTATCAGGGCAATCGCCTGAGTAATTTAATACGGCTAAGTAAAACGCAGGATTTGTAAAATCAGGATTTAGGCCTATAATCCATTTCATCGCTAAGGGGTCATACCACAAAGTCCAATCGGACCCGTTGAATGTAAATTCGTAGTAATTTACGCCGTTCATCTCACCCACCGCCTGTAGCGTTTGGGTAGTGATGTCCCCATCTAAATTAAACGATATTTGTAGGCACTGACACATTAGTATGATTTTTCAAGGTGAGCCAATCTCGACTGAATATGGTTTGATGCGTTTGTGCTTGACCACTGCGCAGTCAACACCAGTGTGTTCGGGATAGTCGTATCAAAAGTTGAATTATTCACGGCTATCCAATTTTGACCCTCGAATATGTTTGCGCTTGATTTGTTCCAAGTCATCGTTGTGTTTGTGATGATGGATGCTACCATTTGAGGTCCAATCGCTCGTATGGTGAAATTTGCCTCAAGTTCAAATGTTTCGGACCCAATCGATGGCATCACTATTGCAGGTGATACACTCAGTTCCGTGGCCCCTGATTTTATGCGGATAGTCAATGTATCGTTGTTATGCGCTCCGATTACTCCGCATATTTTTAGCCTGAATGAATCTCCTACCTGAAATGCGTTTGCAGGTACACTCAGTGTCCCCATGTATGACCCATCCATGAAATCGAGTTCCGTGGTCGTACCCCCTACGATGCTTGAATCAGTTATCATCGTGTACATCCCTGCCTTGAGTTGAGATTTCAAACTCAAACCGAGAATCTTTGACGAGTCGTATCCTGCGCCGTTAAAATAGTCAACATCCAAGTAGTCGTTGTCCCCTATTGTGTATATCTCTAATGGATAATTGTGTATTTCGTTTGCCATATTTTTGTTTTAACTAAGTTCTTTATATCCTCCTGATGTTGTTTGCTTGATTGCTCCCCAAGTTGTGTACTTAAATTTAGGTCGAATCGTGGTTGAACATCCCTTGATTTTAGATGTAAATTTACAACCATTTTGCAGATTAATTTTGCTCGGGTCAAAAAAACAGGTCAATTTAACCTGATTAAAATTTGGAAATGTGATGTCACAAAAACTGCCCGTCAATGGGGTCAACGGATTGAGGCCGTTTCCATCAAATGGGACCGCCGTGCTACACCACCACCTTGGTGACGTTTCAGTAGGCTCAATCGTAATTTGTCCCCATACGTTCGGAGTCCAAAATGTACCATCATTCAGGGTGTGGATGCACTCGACTCGCATGAGTCCTCCCTCTACGACCACATTCACAGGTTGATTTGTTGAATCAACGTATAATTGGATGCTTTGGTCGATGGTAGGGTCCGAGTCATAATCTTTGATTCTCACATCGTAATCATGCCACCAAAGTACGCCATCTCTCAGGAGTTCAAATCGTACTTGTAATTGCCACGGAATTGTATTCCCGTATGGTACATAATTCATGGTTTGCTGATTCGGATAAAAATCGGAATCCGCATTCAGTTGTTGGAGCCAGTATTCCCACCTGAACAGGAAAGGAAAATATATCTCCACACCATACTCACCCGTAGTGTCGTAGGTCGCATTTAATTTCAGGAGCGCAGTTCGTTTGACTGAATTTGAATCGAACTGAGGCCATAAATTTGCGCTCTCGTTAAGTATGTATTTACCTCCTACCTGAGGGATAGATGCGAATGAAAAAAATGCCGTTTGCAGGTCAAATGATTCGCCTGAAATTGGATTGTAGGCCCTTAATTTTGCCGTAAACGAGTTAATGATTTCGCTATCAGTTAACCTGAATGCTCCGTAAAATGCCAAATCATCCTCCACGTTCGCCTCGTATGACGTTTCAGGTAGCGATGGAGTACCTACATAATTCTCGGAATGGTCCGTAAAATCCTCGGCTAACATTGGAATGATTCCGCCGTATACAGGGGTCTCCTGTAATTGGTCCGAGTATACGAGTAAATTCATACTCCCAATTTTACACCATACATAAAATAGGCGGTCAAATTCAGGTTTATTGGTCATGAAATTTGTATAGCCAGTGTCAGGGGTGAACTTGACATCAAAGGTCCAAATAGTACCTACCTGAGATGCGCTCAATAACTCGAATGACATCGTACCTCCATTTGGTAACGCAAAGCCACTGATGGTCCCCAATGAGTTATCCGATGACATCATCCCCGATAAGGTCGATTGATTCGGGAATACGTTTTTGAAATACGTATCATCCTGCGGAATGTATGAGAATCCGAATGCGTAGTCAGTAGATGCGGAATCAACCACGATTTGAGCGATGGTAGGGGCATCGTATCCGATATATGAAATCCCTTGCACCAACGTGGCATCGACTGCCCCAAGGTTATACGGCTCATCAAACCATCCTGTGTCGGCATCCTCGCTGATGATAGTATCATCGTTTGCGTATGGCTCACCGAGTAAACTTTGCCATGATATTTTTGCGTATAACTTGAGGCAATTTGCCGATGTAAACCATGAGGAATCATATATCCCCGAGTTGATAAAATCGATGGTCAAATCGTAGTACCTGTAAATACCACTCGTACCCGTCAAAACCATGGCGGCATCCCACCAAAATTGGCCCGACTGCCTTGATACCAATGTGACAGGAAAAGGGGTCGACCCTGTGAGGTCAAATGTTCCTTGAGTTGCCTCCCCATCGATGAGGCTCAGTTGATTTCCGATGGCTCCATTTTGAACATGATTGAGCGATAATCGAGCGCCCTCACGACCTCGGCTCCTGACTCCAATTTGGATGATTTCTCCCTGTGTCGGGTCATACCATCCGAGTAGCGTTGAGATTTTAAACGTGTTACCTGTGACCCATACGACATTCGCAAGATATGTATTCAAAACGGCTCCCGTTGAGTCCCAAATGGTCACCTGAATCACATCACCTGAACGGAATCCCTCATCCTCAAAATCGCCACCTAACCAAGTGACCTCGTATAGTGGGATATTCACCTGTAAATTGATGGTCGCCGATGAGGTCACCGAGATTGATTCCTCGAGTTGAAATCTCACTCGTTGCCTGTCACCTGCGTTGCCTTTGTAAAAGGTACGTGATGCGCCAAAAAGGTCTAAATAAGTTCTATTTGTCAGTATGATTGGCATATCGCTCGTATATTTGATTGATTCGGTCTATATCGTTGTTTTTCATGGCCTTAATGGTGTCATTTACATCCCTCATGATTTGGTCCGCGAGTTCAGGTTTTTCACTGCTTAAAATTTGGAGGATTTTTTCATTTTCCATGAGCAATTTTTCCATATTTTCGGTGATTGCTTTGGTGTACGTTTCGATGCTATCCATTTTAATTGATTTTTTGAATGTATGTTTTGCCGTTTGCCCAATTTCCACGGGTCCTGTATGAGATTTGCGCCCATGATTTCTCATCTATCCACTCGATTTTTAAAATCTCGACAGGCACCCCATCCAATATCACGAAATTATTGCCCTGTAAAGTTACAAAATCCTGCGCATTTAGGCGCACTCTTACGTTCTCTCTTAGTATCCAATCATTTTGCGCCACATCGTTGATAAAATGGTAGTTTTGCCATAGCGCATCGGCTCCGCAAAAGTTCAAATAATCGGAGCGCTGCACAAATCCACCTGTTTGAAACTCACCCTCCTCCGCATACATGACCTTGGTCACTGCAAAAAATTGCTGAGATATACGAATCGCATCCTTTCGCGAGTTGATTTGAGCCACAAATGATGTACCCCCTCCAAATACTCCCGTAACTGCATCCACGACCGCTAAAAGTCCCTTAGCCAAGGCCTCCACGATGGTGAGTTTGTCCTTTCGCCTTGCCAGTGCAAATGGGATGTTCACATCATTGAGTCCACGGATGGTCAAAAGTTGAGAATCAGTAACAGGAAATAGAGGCTCCGTGCTATATTCAACGTCATGCGCCCCATATACCTCACCCTCGCAGGTGTGTAGGTCAGTGAAATCGGTTTGATAGTGGATGTAGTATCGTTTCCATACCTCTCCACTATCGGTTAAATACGAGTATTCATCATCCCTATCCGACTGCAAACTGAGCGATGGAATCAAGTTCGCCGTGGATTGATTTTGGAGCCAATCTCGGCGCTCAATTCGTACGTGATTATTTTGCACGATTAATCGGGCGTTAAACATGATTTCAAGGGCCTCAATTAGGGTCCCAAGGGTAGGCGTAGTATCACTCGCAGTGGGGTATCCTTTGTTATATGCAGGTGATGCGGCGGTCACTACCTTGTCAAATATCGAATCCGCATCCCGAATCAGTGGCACAGGGCAAATCACCCATCTCCTGTCGATTGTTGATGAGTCATAAGTGTATCCCATGTACTCGCATGATTTTCTCATCAGTTCGTTGATACGGGTCCCGAGTAGATTCCTTTTCGGAGGGAACATGGTCGCCAAAATTTGACCCCCCAATTTGATGACCGCTACCAATAAGGCCGCCGTATAAACTACCTGAGCCACCGCCAAAAGTGAGGCGCGAATAATCGCTCCGATATTATACGAAATTACAGGGCCTGTCGGGCCAAGGCCAGTGATGGGAGTCGCACTCTCGATGACATTGGCTATCGCCGTGGCCGTGTCTCTGATTGCTTGTATCAGTTCCTTTGTCATGATGTACGTCACGATAGCGAGTTGTAAAGTTTGCTCTAATTGGTTATCCTTTACGATGAAATATGGCACCTGCCTAATGGGATATTGAACTCCCTGAGATACCATGTATTCAAATGATAGGCCATTTGCCTGAGTCCTAAAATCATCGATGTACCTGCGCCGTTTGAGTCGGACCTCGATTTCATGTTGACGTACTTTCACCCCATCAGTTAGGTCGACAAAGTAATCCAATGACACCCCACCATCCATGGTCACCTTGTATGGGATTCCTTGGAATAATCCGACCGATGCGATGTGTTGGTCCACTATATCCTTTGCCTCCCTTGGTAGGATAATTGTCTCAGTATTCAGGGATAATTCATCAGGATTTCCACTGAAATCCGAAATTAGACCTATTTCCGTGCGATTTCTCGGCGTTATTTGGATGTTGTTAAGGTAATGTATCACTTACGTACTTTAAATCGATTAAACGTCACGGAATTGCCTCTCACGCGCTTTTCCACTATCTCTACCATGGATTGAGTTATCTCACCCAATCCGATTGATGTCTCAGGTTTTTCCTTAATTACCTGTTTCAAATCTCGCATCTCATTAATCAGGAGTGAAAACTCCAAAGCGGATGCGGACTGAGTTGCCCCATCCATCGCCCGACCATTTTGGTACTCCTGAGCCACCTTGGCCAATTCAACATTGGATAGCGCTCCGATTTTTTCATTTAGGTTTTTAGGTATCACTCTCTCATTGGGATGGAGGACCGCATGAAATCCACCTTTGCCATCCACTCCGCGACCATTCACGCCAGTGTCCTCAGTACCCTCAAGGAATGTGGGTAGGGATGATATAAACTGCTGCAATAGGGTCGTGTCCCTGATGGTTTCCGCTAATGGATTTTTACTCCCTGATTCCAATTTTTGCGAATACGTTGAGTAGATGGATTCCGCTAATTTTATCCTTTGTTGCCGCTTTTGTTCTCTCTCCTTTTTTAGGTTTGCCTCATCAATGATTCGTTGTTGCTCCGCGAGTGATTGCTGCGCAGTAATGTTTCCATCCTTGGCTAATTGTTCTAATCGGTCCTGTTCTTTTTCAGCCGCCGCGATTTCCTTGTCGATTTGATTGATTCGATTTTCGGATATTTTATTGAATACATCCGCAGTCGCTTTGATGATTTCCCGTTTTTGTTTCTCGCTTTCCTTTAGCAAATCCAATTCCGATTTGGCGGTCTTTTCCGAGTCCTCGAGTAGGTCCTTATTTCGGCTTTTTTGGCTATTCAAAAGGTCATCATTTGTCGAATCGATAAACTCGATTTTTTCGCGCTCCAATTCCATGATGTTGTTTGTCGCCTCCTTGGCTACGATTAGATTTTCTGAGTTCAAATCGGCATATATTTTAGCCTCATCCTGAGTGAGTTTTTCCTGTGCCTTTTTGTAATTATCATCGATTATCTTTTTTGCCTCGGCATTACCCTCCGCCGCTTTCAGTAATTGAGCGTATTCGTCATCGAGCGCCTTTTTCCTGTCGATTTTATCCTGTTCGTACGTGAGTAAATTTTGCTCCTGTTCAAAGTCGGCTAATTTCAAAATTCTCTCGACCTCAAGTTTGTATTTTTCCTCTACCAATGCATTAAAATTGGTCAAGTCATATTCACCCGTTTGGTCTACTTTTTCGTTTTGTAATTCGACCTCATCCTTGATGGCATCCGATAGGATTTTGATTTTTCGTTTGTTCTCAATATCGGACAATTTGTTGAGCAATTCAGCCTGTTTGCTGATGTAATCATTACCCTTTTCAAATTGGGTATTCAATTCCTCTAATGATTTTGCTTGGTCGATATTTGAATCGGTATTATTATCGGATGATAAAAAGTATTTTTGTCCTCCATTGGTCAAATCATCCAAACGGCCCTCCGCATTTTGCATCGCCAAAGCGTAACCATCAAACCTGTTTTTAGTAAATTCAAGTTCCTTTTGTAACTCCGCCTGTTTTCTACGTGCATCCGCAGCCGCCCCCATTCGACCCGTTGCCGTTTCACCCTGAATCGTCATGTTTAATTTTTGGATTTCGTTCTCGAGTTGCATTTGTTTATTGAAATTGTTTTGCATCGCCTCATTTAGAGATTGTGCTTTGAATTTCAGTTTTAATGCTGCTATGTATTTCTTTACCTCATTATTAATCGAGTTTTGAAAATTAGCCTCATCCCTCATGTTTTTTAAGGTAGTCCCATACTTGCCATTTATCTCACTAATCAGTTTGCTCCTTTCCTTAGTCCCTGCATTGGTTTGTTTTAGTTGACTTGCCAATTTAAGGAACTCCACTCCCTCCTTTGCCACATATTCGGCCTGTGCTTTTTGAGATTTTAATCGAGCCGCATTGATTTCCTTATTACGTTGCTGCGCCTCATTTACTTTTTGTTGACGGGAGTATAAGGCATACAAAGCGATACCCAATGCGGTAACACCTGCGACCACTAACATCACAGGATTTGCGAGTAATGCCGTATTGAATGCATACTGCGCACCTGTAGCCACCTCGGTAGCCGTTGCCTCAGCGATTGTGGCCCCCGTGTTTGCGATTGTTGCGGCCGTTTCCTCAGTCGTAGCCAATGCGTTTGCCTCAGTAAGCAAAACACCCTCAGCATCCACCAAATTACCTCCCTCGTTTGCTGCGATATTGGCCTCAGTTGCGATGGTATTTGCCGTGACTGATGCAGTGTTTTGATTCTCAGCGATGGTTTGTGCCGTTGTGGCCGCTACATCCTGAGTTTTTACCTGTACCAAAATACCTGATTTCAGCGCAGCCGCCGTGATTCCTGTTTTGATTTCAGTGAGCGCATCCTTTAGGCCACCGAGGGCGCCCATAGCATCCGCCAAACCTGCTAAGGCCTGTAATTGTTGTATGTTTTTTAGTGTATC